TATCCTCATGTATTGGTATGTTTGGCCAATGTTTATGCAAAACCTTTTGGCAAAATTTATCTTGTTCACAAAATCCAATTGTTTTAAATTTTCCTGTAGATTCCAAAGCAACTGAGAAGCCACCAATTCCTGAAAATAAATCCAGTACATTTAATTCCATGATCCACTTCTAAGTAATTCAATTGGGCTTAATAAATTTAATGGTACACTGTGTACTTTTGGTCTAGCAGTAAGGCCAAAATCAGTTAAGTATTTTTCAGTGCCTAATACATAAGTGCTATTAACGAATCCTTTAATGTCAAAAAATGGTGCTTTGTCTATTACTAAAATGTAAATTTCTCCAGGCTTACCTCCTTTAGGTCTAATAATTAAACTGTTATTTTTTTTAGGTAGCTGGGATCTTATTTGTAAATGTACATCATGATATATAACATCTGGGCTACTGCCATGATTTACATGAAAATTAAACTCAGTTTTTAAAAAACGACAAATTGCTAGTTCAGCCATTGCCCCACTTATTGATTTAGCTATTTGATCATTAACACTGCCGCTGTAATTATGTCCCCAGCTTTGCTTTAATCTTAAACTTTCAAATACTCTAAGTAGGCCTGTTTGACTTGCAGCCATCATGTCATAATTGTTTAATTCTATTTGCATTATCTAACCCAATTACCTTTCTTGTCTTTGCAATAATGTAAATAAACTGGCAAATCTTTATGTGTAAAGTAACCCCAAATTTGACCATTGCCCTCTTTGTAATTAGGATTTTCTTTCCATGTTGTGTGATTTTTAAATGCTTGGTCACAAGTTATTTTTTTTACACCTTGTGTTATCGGAATTTTTATTAATTGCATTGCTGGATTGATTTCTGTGGTAGCCAGGCCAAGAACTAAAAAAAAGATATTCAACTACAACACCTCTTAATTAAATTAACTAATTTTGGATTTTGTATTAAAATTTTTGAAAATTCTGAGCCTACAAACTTTGCAATACCTTCTTCACCTAAATTTTTAAAATTAATATTTGACTTGTCAGCTACAAAATGAAATATTTCATGTATTAAAGTATCTAAATAATCTCTTTTGTTTAAATCTTTTTGTATTACAATTGTATTGTTGGCTGGTGTATAAAAACCATATAAGCCATGTTCAGTTGCAGTTTTTCTACTCATTGTATTTATTGTGGCTTTAAATTTTTTGTATTTTATTAATTTTAATTCCATGCAAATCACTCAATTAGCACTGAGTATTACATTGTGTAATAACCAACCGCAATTAAATTAAAAAATAATTATTGATTCGATTAAAATTTTGTGATTTACTAAATTTATGATTTTTAGACTAAATAAATTGTCAGAAAAAATACATCCATTACCATAATAAACTAGAGTTTTAGCCATTTTTTATATAAGAATGCAAATCAATTACACTCAGTGATAATTAACTTGCAATATATTAAACGACAATCTAACTTAAACTTATGAGCAAGAAAAAAGAAATAGTAAATTTTGATTTAAAGTATAAAACTCAAAATAATATGACTGAATTTACAAATGGCTTTCGTAAAGAGGGTTTAGAATTTCTTAAAAAAAGATATAAAAAAACTACTGATGAATTTATAAAAGCTACTTACCCTAAAAAAGACCAAGCAAATATGAGGGTTAAGATAAGTAGGCTTATAAATAAACCACCAAATGCACCAGGTTATTTTGATGCTATGGAATTAGCTAAAGATTTAGCCCTTTATTTTAATACATTTCGAACAAATGGCGACCAATTTATATCGTCTAATTATTTTGTAGGTATGGCAGCTTATATAGATGTAATTGGTGGTGCTTATGATGATGGTCAAGTTGGTTTATTTGCAAAAAAAGATATTAAAAAATGTGCTGTACCAGTTAGATATACTGGTTGCCAGGCTGTAATTACTAAAACTCCTAGTAGCAATGGTTTAATAAGAGTCTTTAAAGCTAGAAATAATATTTATACTGGTGCTGATTCAAGGTTTGGCATATGCCAGGATAAAAAAACAAAAGTAATTTACATCGGTTTTTTAGAACCAAATAGTAATGGTCGTTATGATGTAGTTGATAGGTCATGGTCAACTGGTAAAAAAAACTTACCTAACATTGCAACAGATATTACACCAGCTTGGACTTCAAGAATTGAAACTGAGCTTTACCCCTCATACTGGGATTATTAACATTTAATACTGAGTGCTAATTAGGTTGCACTGAACTATACATGGTGTATAAGTTCAGTTATGGACAACCGAATCAATATAGTTGGCGATTGTTATAAAAAATTTGACTTAAAACATACTTCTAAAAGTCAAAACACCATACCTGACGATATTAGATTCAGAAATTATATTTTACTTTCAAAAAAAGAAAAAGCTAACCTACCTACTAACTGCTCATTTACTGGCGGAACTATAAGCCATGAAATAATCCAGGCCATGAAATGCCAGGACAAAACTTATGCTGAGGCTTTAAAATTAAGCCAACATAAAATTGATAATTATGAGGCGGTAGATGCAAAAGATGAATTAAAATTTAAACACATTGTAGAAAATTTAGAAACTTTAGTTAATAACCATTTAGAAAATATTGATGAAGTGGGTAAGCAAAAATGGGATGCTGAACTTGAATATACATATTGGGCTAAAGGCATAGCTACATATTTTTTATCATATGTTGACTTGGTAGGTAAAACTCATTTTGGCGATATTAAAAATGTATTTGGTACATTAACAAAAACAAAAGCTGGGTTTAGTTATTCAAAAAGAAAATGCCCTAGAGTTCCATTTCATAGTGACTGCCTTCAAATTGCGCTGTACTCCAAACTATTACCAAAACATAAACCATTTTTAACTTATGCAAGTGATAGCGATAGAGTTGTTTTTACAGATGATAACTGTGTTGAATTAAGAAAAGAAAATTTAGAATATTATTATAACGAACTTATTATCTACCAAAAATGCTGGGAAAAAAAATTGGAGTTAGCTGATGGCGATATTAAAACTCTTGCTATGCTTTGCCGACCTGACTTTAGTGAGATAAGAAAAAATAGTTTTTGGTGGAAAGGTATAGACCCTACAATCATAGAAAGGTTTAGAGCTTGTTATGAGTAATTTTAAAGAACTTATTGACCATTATAAAACTTTATCGACTGATGATTTAATTGAAAAATTAGTTTTAAAAAATGCCAAGCTACTAGCACAAGAAAAAGAAATTGAAAAACAGGCTGACGAAATAAATAGGTTATCTGAAATAGATGATGGTCATCGTAAATTAAATGGCGAACTTTCAAAAGAACTTGACCAACTTAAAAATTCACAACAACAATCTGAGGGAGTTAATACAAATGAAAACTAATATATATCAAAAATTACACAAAGCATCCAGTGAGGCTGGTGGTGTAGTTAAAGGTAATAAAGTACCTGGAATGCACTTCAATCCTTTGCAGCATGATGAAGTTTCTAAAGTTGCTATGAGAGCTTTATTAAATAATGAGCTTTATCCAATATGTACTTATGAAAATGACTTAAAAGAAAATTTTGTAATGGTTTATTGTAATATGAAAATTTTTGATATTACAGATCCCACAAGTTTTGTAGAGATAAATGGTTGCTCAGCAATGGGTAAGTTAGACAAATTTGGCACTGGTAATGGTATGAGCTATGCTAAAAAATATGCTTTCTTAAATGCTTTAAATTTAAAAACTGGTTTAGATAATGATGATGGTAAAGATGCTGTACCATTTGAGGCCATATTAGAAATTGCAAAAGACTCTGTTAAACCAAAAGCAGTCAAGCAAGATACTAAAAATTTAGCTGACAGTTGGATAAGCCAATTAAAAACAGCAGCCAGTGTTTCAAAATCACAAAACAATTTTGAAAATAATCTTGAACCAATCAGGGCTGAATATAAATCAGAGTTACAAGCAATTCAATTAGACCCCATAGAGTCTATGAGGGTTGAAACTATATACAACAAACTGAAATCACAAATACAAACTAATCAAATAAAAAGGACTAACAATGGCAGATAATAATTACGATAATTCTGGGGCAATGTGGAAAAGACAACCTAGAGATACTGATAAACCTGGTGGTAAGTATCCACAATATCAGGGCAATATACAAATTGGTGGTGTTAAAAAAAATTTAGCGGCTTGGTTAAATGTAGAAAAAACTAAAGATACACAACCAGATATATCTTTAAAAATTAGCGATATTGTTGCTAAGGAAGATGCGCCCTTTTAATGGCTGAACAAATCAATCCTGACCACTATAAAAAAAGTATTCAGACTTATGATGCAATAGTGAGCCAACTATCTCCTTTAGAGGTGGTTGGTTTCCTTAGGTCACAAATTTTGAAATACACAATGAGGTTTGGTGCGAAACATGAAAGCACAGTTGAGGCTTGTTTAATGGATGTAAAAAAAGCTGGTTGGTATTTAAGTAAATTAGAACTTAATTTGCAAGGCCTGGACAACCCAAAACAAAAAGCACCTGATTATGTTTCAAAACCAAACATAACAAATTTATTTAAGGACAAGTCATGAAGTTAAAAAACAATGGGCATATATATTTAAGTAAAATTAAATATGATGTTTTAAAATATATTAGTACCTTTATTAAACAACACAGATATAGCCCAACTTATAAAGAGATTGCAGTTAAATTTAAGTTCAGTAGAGCCAGAGCTGGTGCAATAGTTGCTGAACTATTTAAGTTAAATTTAATTTCTAAAGGTGGGTCAGCACATAGAAAAATTAGATTAACTGAAACACAAACAGATTCAATACCTACACTACTTTACAATAAAGAATACTCAGCAATGGATTTAAGACGATGAGTAAAGTTGTAAAGGAAAGTTTCTTTGAGGCCAGTGTTAGGTTTGAAGAAGAATTTGATAATGCTGAATTGGCAGCAAAGTCGAATAGCCCCAGTGATAATGCTGAGGTTAATGTCTTGGATATTAAATTAGATAAAGCCAGGATTAAATTAAAACAAAGGACAGATAAGGATGGCGGCAAAGAGTAATAGTCTGTTAAGAAGATATGCTAAACTTAATGAGCTCCATAGTGAAATTATGCAAAAGCCTAAGCAAAACTCAGGTCAATGCGTTCACTCACTACAAGCTTTTAAAAAGTATATTAGAACTTTCAGACAGATTGTACTTGTTGAAAATGGCGATGCCACTTTCAAACACACACAATTATAATTACTAACTTAAAAGTTGTAATAAACCTTAGGCTACTTGTCTGCCTAAACAAAGGAGAGAAATGAAAACAAGATTTTACAAACCAAAAACTACCACACCTGAGGAGAAAGCAATCAATATAGCTGTTGGACAAAATTTAAAAAGTGCCAGAATAAACAGAGTTGTTTGCCAATACAATGTTGACCCTAATGGAAATAAAAATGCCTATTACATTAAAAAATTTTGCACACAGACTGAAATGGCTAAGGCTATAAATGTTGCCTTTCAGCAAATAGGAAAATATGAAAAAGGTCAAAATGGTCTCAGCACTTACAGGCTTTTACAAATAAGTAAATTTCTAAATATACCAGTTGAACAACTTCTAGAATTTGAGGGTCAAACTACACCACCTTTAAATAATTCCAAATCTTTAGCTCTTGAAGTAAATGGAATCAATTAAGTGTGTAGTAGTGAATAAACCTTATAGGTGCTTTGTAACCATCTATATTGTATGTTGTATGTGATAAAATGGGGGCAATGCAAGTTGCCCCTTATTAATGTTTTTTATAATTCATAAACCTAAAGATAAATTTACCTCATATACTAATGTAATTTTCTCAACAGAAAAAGAGGCCAAAGAGTTTGGCAGTAAATGTATTAAGAAAAAAATAGAGTGGGATGTAGTTCTCTATGATAAAGAGAACTACGATAAGTATTGGTATAAGTAATTATTTTTTATGTACCTTAATAATTCTTTTCATTTCTTTTTGACTTATATTTTCAAGACCCCAACAATAAACTTCAGCCATTGTTGGTGTCATATCTTCTTGTATAATATTAGTCATTATTTCATTACCAATAAGTTCTTTTAACTCTTTTTTTAATTTATCGTTCATACTTATATATGTGTTTTTTTTTAATGTTTGTACCATATTAATATATGTGTTTTTTTTAGAGATTTGTGCCAATTATTTCCAATTAAATTGTTGGTTTTGAAACTCACTGCTATCAACATTGTTTTCATTATCCCCATAAGGTTTAATATAAGTTCGTTGAACAAAGTTAATATCTGAATCCCCTAGTGCATGAGCTAAATCTATTGCATTTTTGTATTTACCTTTATAAGCCCAATAAGTTGCCATGTAGTGTCTGAATATGTACGACTTTCTTTTTATGGGTACAACTACCCCAGACTTAGCTAAAGCCTTGTCTACACCCCTTATAATTTGTTCTACGCATATATATTTGGCCTTGCTATTTAAAAACAATTCTTCCTGGTGTCCTGGCAATTGGTTAATATGGTCTAGTAATTTGTCTTTAAGACTGGCACTGATAACCATTTTTCTAACACCATTAATTGTTTTAGTACCACCAAGTTTTTTGTGTTTTTTAACAGCTTTATTAAAATGTAATCTAGGAATATTAGTATTAATTAATAAGCTATCCCTTGCCAAAGCCCTAGCCTCACTGGGTCTACAAGCAGTCTCTAACATAATCATACAAAGCAATTTAACCTCAGGCCTAGTTATACTATCAACTATTTTTTCCATTAATTCTTTTGGGTATTTTTCAAAGTCTAGCAGCTGTGGAATTGACTTAGTTTTAAATACATTCTTTAAATAGTTTTTTTCTTTACATACATTTCTAGTTATTTCGTCTTCATCAAACTGGTGCTGTATAATAAGGTTAAGGGTATTAAATATTTTAAACAAAGTATCAGATTTAATTTGTTTATTTTCTACCTTTAACTTCATGTGATTAACAAACTCTCTAACCTTAGCTTGAGTAATTAACCTAATATCTGTGTTACCAAAGAAACTATATAAGTGGTTTTTATACCAGGACTGATACTCTTCAATTGTGCTTTCACTTATTCGGCCTTCCGATTTTTTATAGTTTAAATGTTTTAGCCATAGGTTGTTAGCCTGGTTAAAAAACACTTGGTTAGACTCAGTTTTTTCAAAACCTATTTCTTTTATTTTTTCAGCTACCTTTTTTTCTAACTCACTTTTAAGTTTATGAGTTAAATACTTAGGCTGTCCATCCAGGCCAAAATACTTAAATCTAAAAACTTTTTTACCCCTAACTTGTCTAGGCCTAATATTAAAAGCAGTCATTATCCTAACTCCATTTCTAACTCTAAGTCTGAGTCTGATTTATGTAGGCTTTTTATATCGCACTGGTTTTTAACATTTGACCATTTTGTAAATAGCGCACTACCATTTTTTAAATGCACAGATACATTGTCAATTGAACTATCAATATTAACAAACTCAATAGTGCTAATATTTATTGGCTTAACATTTTGGAAAAACTCCACAACACTAAGTCTGCTTGTTATTTGTTTAGGCATTCTCTCTCCTATGTTAGTTATCATTAACTTATACATTAATTATAGCTGAGTTTAACTTGATTATCAAGAGTCAATTGCCCTTTATTGTCAGGGTTTTTAAAGCGATATTTAAAAAGTATTAAATGACCAGGTATCTTTTGGGTATCTTTCCCAATAGATTCGTATAGTTTTACTGGAAATTTAGAGACGAAAAAAAATCCGAAAAGAATCTTGCGATTCAATTCGGCTATATGTATAAGGTTTTTCGTAATGCCCTTGTAGCTCAGCTGGTAGAGCAATTGATTTGTAATCACTTTATTAAATGATTTAAACCTTATAGAACAATATCTTTTAACACCTGGTATCTTTTTGATATCTACTCTCATTTTTATTAAACAAATCATTTTGTAAAATATGATAACACAAAGGGAATCTAGATATCAAGAAATTTTTCCCACCCTGACCCATTATCCAAAATGGATAATTCAGCTTATAATAATAAGCTATACCAATTTTATATTATTTAGTGTTTAATAACTTCATAAAGTATTGATACTCTTCATCACCTACTGTTGGGCTAGGTGACATAATATTACTTAATTCTTTAGCAGTAGTATCTTCTTTTTGCTCAATTAAACTCTTTACTCTTTTTTCTTTTTCCTCATCAATGTTTGATGTGGTTGTAAGTTTCTTAAATTTATTAAAAACTTTATTATCTCTAAGTGCCATATTTACCTTTTCTTTTTAGTTGTTTTTTTTGCTGTCTTTGCAGCTCTTTTAAAATTAGCTGCTGTTGGAGCTCCTTTAGACCCAACCTTTCTCATTCGTTCATTACTACCAGCTTTGATTCTTTTTCGCTTAGCATGAATATTCGCATAGAGACCTTTTGCTTTTGCCATTATTTTTTTCCTTTTTTAAGTGCTATCTTATGTGCTTTAGTAAAACTTATTCCTTTAGCCATAGCTGTCCTCATATCTTTCATGTGCTTCTTTGTGTGATGCACACTATGTTTTTTTAAAGTTGTTTTTTGTCTTGCAGTTAATGCCATAATTATTTGTCCTTTTTAATAAGTTGTTTGTAATAATTTTTTCTATCGCAATTAAAATGTGAATGAGTCTTGTCAGCAAAAGCCAAAAAACTCATATCGTTTGTAACTATTTTATTGCAATGTTTGCACTGCCCCACCTCAATTACTTGTGTAGGTTTAGTCCATAATTTTTTTTTAGTAGCCATTTATTTCCAAGCTTTACGACTCCAGTAATTAGCAGATAAAGTTTTTTGTCCTTTAGTTTTAATACCAGCCGATCTAGCTAAATAACTTTTTCTGGCCTTAGGATTGTTTTTTCTTATCTTCATATTAGGGTCGCCAAAGGTAACTTTATTAACTTTGCCTGTTGAATTGTTACGAACATAAACCCCACTCTTTTTTGATTTACCCTGTGGTAATCTAAATGGTTTATTAAGTGTTACTTTTCTTCCCTGATACTCTGCCATTATGTATTAACCTTTGGTGTTTCTGTACAAACAAATTGCATATAAGCACCTTGAGTATTAATAAATTCTCTACTCATATTAGAAATCATTTTGTGTGAAAAATCATAACCGAAAACTGCACAATCAAAATGATCTTTAAAATTATCTATTGGCAAAGGAACTGGTTGGCATTTATTTCCCTCTATTGCAGAGCAAATAAACATAACTAAAATAAAATCCATTTACTTTTTCTTAATTTTATTCATTGTAGTTACACCAAATGATGCACCAACTATTGTTAATATGATGTACCAAAACATAGGATCTGCAAACTCAAGTATCTCCCAGCCTCTTTGCATAGCATTTTGTGTGTAAGGTATGAAATGACAGGCCATTAAAATTGTAAAAAAAATAACTAACCACTCATCCTTGAAACTATTATCTTGCTGTCGTATTTGCTCAACTGAGATTGTTTTAGCAGCCTCTATTTCAGCAGCTCTAATAATTTTAGTTTTCTCTGCTTTATGACTCAAATGAGATGAGACTTTATTAATTGCCATTTTTGTCAGAG